GATCTGCGTTCAAGAAGGTTTATTACTGCCCGTTGCGCAATCGCCCTGTCAGCGAGAGTGTGGATGCCGACGATCTGATTGTGAATTACAGCGCGACGGATCTCAGGAACGCGCGGCGCATCACGCATCGCAGCATGATGAAACCCTCGACGGTGAAGCGGTTGCAGATCATGGGGGTGTATCGCGACGTGGATCTGTCGCAGCCGGATTTGCCGAGGCTGGATGCGGCCAAGGAGGAGAAGGACAGCCAGCAGGGCATCACGCAGAGCACCAGCCGGATGGAGGATCGTGATCGTGAAGTATATGAGATTTATTGCGAGCAGGATCTGCTGGGCTACGAGCACAAGATAAATGGAAAAGAAACCGGCTTGGAGCTTCCCTACCGAGTTACTATCGATGTCTCGTCAAAGAAGATCCTATCTATTGTCCGCAACTTCGATGAAGACGACCAAGAATTACCTGAAGCTCGCGATAACTTTGTCAAATATGTTTTCGTCCCCGGCATGGGATTCTACGATATCGGGCTACTGCACATACTTGGCAACACCACCAACGCCATCACCGCCGCGTGGCGGGAGTTGCTGGATGGCGGCATGTTCGCGTGTTTCCCAGGATTTCTTATGGCTGACACGGGGGCGCGACAGAACACCAACATTTTTCGCATTCCACCTGGGGGCGGCGCGCTGGTGAAGACCGGCGGCATGCCGATCTCACAGGCGGTGATGCCGCTGCCGTATAACCAGCAGGGCGCGCCCGCGCTGATGACCCTGGTGAACGATATCAGCCAGACCGGCATGCGGATTGGCGGCACCAGCGAGCAGCAGGTGGGTGAGGGTAGAGCCGACGCTCCCGTCGGCACCACGCTGGCCATGATCGAGCAGGCCAGCAAGGTGATGTCGGCGGTGCATAAGCGCATGCACGCTTCGCAAGCCGAAGAATTTCGCCTGCTGGTCAGAACCTTCCGCGAGCACCCCGAGAGTTTCTGGCAGCGCAACAAGAAGCCGTCTTGCAACTGGGATGATCAGAGTTTTCTGGCGGCGTTGGATCGCTGCGAGTTGACGCCGCAGGCCGATCCCAACACGGCGAACCACACGCAGCGGATGATGAAGATCATGGCGCTGAAGCAGCTACAGCAGGCCAGCCCGATGCTTTATGATCCGCTGGCGATAGACCGCGCGGCCATTTTGGCGATTGGTTACAGCAACCCCGATCAGTTCCTGGCACCGCCCGAGGCGCAGGCCAAGCCGCCGCCTGAGCTTGAGCAGGCGCAGGCCAAGATGAAGGTCGATCAGCAGAACGCCGACACCAAGAAGCTGGAAGCGACGAGCAAGGCGCAGGTCGCGCAGGCAACGGCGCAGAAGATACAGGTGGACACGCAGGCCAATCCTGGCGGGCTGGCGGGCAAGGGCGGTGCGCCGGGCAATCCGCAGATCGATCAGATGAACGCGCAGGCCAAGCTGATGGACGCGCAGACCCGTCAGCAGCAGGCCGACACGCAGCGCGGTGCGACGTTGAGCACCGCGCATGAGAAGAAGGCCGACCGCGCCAGCAAGGAGAAGCTGGAGATGTTGAACATCGCGCGCGAGGTGATCCTGCATCCTGACACCGCACCCATTGCCGAGGGGCTGGTGAGCAAGGCCGACAAGGCCACGGGTGAACCTGCCGAGGGCGGCGAGGCGCCCGAGGCAGGCCTTGCGCCGTGAGCGACAGCGGCAAACCCGTGCGGCGTGCGCTCTTGGCGGCCCGGCTGGTGCGGCGCGACGCGGGCGGACAGGTCGAAGCGCAGCCCGAGGACGCCCCCGGCGTGGATGTGTACCACGGCAGCCCGCATTATTTCGACCGCTTCGACATGTCCAAGATCGGCACTGGCGAGGGCAATCAGGCCTATGGGCGCGGGCTGTATTTCGCTCAGGACGAGGGCATCGCCAAGGGCTATCGCGACCGCCTGTCACGCGACAAGGACCCGCGTATCGACCTGGGCACCGGGCGCGGGCCGCAGACGGTGGACGACATCACCCACGCCGACAACCTGCACCAAGATCATATGTTCACCCTGATGGATTTCATCGACGCGGGCGGCGATTGGGACGCGTTGCACAAGAAGATCGAAAACGATTTCTATCCCAAGCACGTGCCCAAGTTTAAGCAGCACGCCGCCGAGATGCGCGCCAAGTATCCGCAGGCCAAGCTGCACACGCCGGGGGCGATGTATCAGGTGCGGCTTAATGCCGATCCCGAGCATTTCCTGCATTGGGACCGGCCGGTGAAGGCGCAGCACCCGCACGTGCAGGCAGCGGTGAAGACGCTGTTCAACCCCGACTGGCATGACCGTGCCGAGGCGATGACCGGGCAGGATCTGCACAAATTCATTGCCGCGATGGCGCCCCAGGTTCACACCGACAAGCCGCGCACGCAGAACGCCAAGGCCCAGGCGCATGCGATGGAGCGGCTGAAAGCCGCAGGCATCCCCGGCATTCGCTACCTCGATGCCAACAGTCGCAGCGGCAAGAGGGACGCCCACAACTTCGTGGTGTTCGATGACCGGACGCCCGAGATCAAGCGCCGCTACGAGCGCGGAGGGAGAACCTGATGGCGTATCCCCCGTCGATGGCCAGGGCGCTGTCCTATGGCCAGGACAACACGGCGGCGATCCGCCGTGCAGCCCAGGTGGCCAAGGGCATTGGCCGCGAGATTGGCCCCTTGCCAGGGCGATATGCTGCGGGTGGCGAGGTGCCGGTGAACCCTGTACCTGAAGATTCTGCGCAGACCTTGACTGCGCAGCCTGTCGTGGCGCCTGCGCCTGCCAGCCCTGAACAGGTGCGGGCGCCACGCAGTGCCCCCATGGCGCCACGCAGTGCCTTCGCGGGCTACCGCAATCGCTTGCAGGCGGATGGCGATCACCCGGATCGGATCTCGCAGCGCACGCCGAAAAGCGCCAAGGGCGATAATCCGATCACCGGCAATCTGATGGTGGACACGGCGTCGTCGGCGCAGGGCGACAAGGCGCACAAGCACAACGTCGAGTTGCTGGCGCAGTATCCGGGGATGCCCGCGCATCTGCGCCAGGAGGGTGCCAACCACGACGAGATCCTGCACCATTTCAACAACCTCGCGCAGGGCAATCTGAAATTCCTGCACGACACCATGCCCGAGCATATCCGCGACCGCGCCAAGCTTTGGTACAAGGGCGGCCGTCGGATCGTGGACAGCTTCGCCAAGCGCTACAACATGCCTGACAGCGCGGTGGCGGGCACGCTGGCGGCGCTGTCGCCGCAGAAGGACTGGTATCAGAACGTCTCCCTGGCCGAGCGGGTGCTCGATGCGCTGCATCGTCAGCACGAGACGCATTACACCAAGGAGATGGAGGACCACGCCAACCGGGTCTTTTTCGAAGGGCGGCACGACGTGTCGCTGGACGCGATACGCGGCAAGAAGCTGGCCGATATCGAGGACCCCAAGCACAAGGCGATGTTCATCCGCCTGCATGACGAGGCGCACAACCCGCGCTGGCACCGACTGGTGACGCCCGAGGGCGCGTTTGGCCGGGTCAGGACCAAGGAAGACGCCAGCACGTCCGACGATGAGGAGGAAGGTGCCGAGCCGACGGAGGGCGATCCCTCGCAGACCAGTTGGGGGTCGCTGTCGGAGATTTCCAAGGCGGTGCAGGCGGCGCAGTCCAACGGCAGCAAATCGGCGCTGTCGCGGCTGATGGGCGACAAGCACAAGGTGCGCAATTTCTACAACAATCTGCTGGCGCCGGATGCGCCGCATGGTGACGTGACCATCGACACCCATGCGGTGGCGGCAAACCTGCTGCGCCCGCTGGGCGGCAGTTCGACCGAGGTGTCGCACAACTTTGGCACCGATACGCTGGACCCGCATAAGCGCCTTGTGGCGGCGGCCAAGGCCAAGGGGCTGCCGGAACCTGTTCGCACCATGGCCAAGCCGCCAGCGGCCAAGAGTTCCGATCTCACCGGGGTGTCGGGCACCTACCCGCTGCATGCCGACGCCAAGCGCGCGGCGGCGTTGCAGGAAGGGCTGTTGCCGCGTGAGATGCAGTCCATCACCTGGGAAGGTATTCGCGGCCTGTTCTCGCCCAAGCAGAAGCGCGACCGCAATCTGATTGCGCAGGTGCATGGAATATGGGATAACGTCACGAATGGATTGCTGTCGGCCCCGGAGGCGCGGCAGCAGATATTGACGTTGGCAGGAGGCATGAATGAGCCGTCATGGGCACGACGATCCGGTGATCCAGATTCTGAAAGAGAATGGGATTCCAGTTACGAGAGAGGAGTACCTGAAGGTGGCGCACATGGGCAGCCCGCCGCCGTGGCACCCGGAACTGGAGGCGGACCTTCCGGAGCACCTTCAGGACTGGAACCTCAGGAAGTGGACCGCTTCGCCCGCGCCCGGCAACTCGGCCGCGCCACGCGGACAGCCCACGGGGTCGCAGGACGGGGTAGGGACGGGTTACCCGCAACTTACGCCCGAAGAGCAGGAGGAAGTGGAGCGCAACAACTAGCGCCCGATTTCGGCGCGGCTGTTCGCAGCACCCACGACCCTCATCCCGAGGCCAAGCGTGTATGGGACGAGGCGGGGATATCCGCCCCGTCCATGCACGAGCTTATGCCGGGCGCCCGCAGCGGCGCCGTGTTCCACGAGGCGATGCTCCACGCCAAGGGGGTCGGCCCGCACGCGGCGGCGGTGCATGCCTACGACCCCAAAGAGTATGCGGGCATGAAGCTGTTCCTGTCGCCTG